ACTTCTACTTTTGTTTTTGTTAGTTGTTTCCCACAATCTTGGCAAAACACAGCAGTTATCACTACAGTACAATGCCCTCATATAGTGCGTAATACCTGGTGCTTGTGAGGACATTTGTCAGTTGTCACTTGTCGTTTATCACTTTTTTTCATATTGATATCGTTTTTCGATTATCTTCTCCAAGGCTCCTATTACCTTACTGACTTCCTTAGTAGTCATTTCTTTTAAGGGCTTTTGTACAGGGCACCTCTTACTTAACATAAACTTACCCAATCGTTGAAGGTCTGGAATCTTAGGATTATCCTCTCGTACCCAGCCCAATTCGTGGCATTTTGCCAGTAGGCTAAGGTGTTGCGTATTATGGCTATCAAATTGCGCTTCCTTACTGTAATCATACTTCAGCCAGTCTAACACTTTAAAAGCTTCGTCTTCTGTTAGTTCCTTGAATGAACTCAGCTCCCTTAATACGAGGCAGGAGAGAAACGCCAAACGGCCTTCTCTATTCTTAAACCTTTTTACAAAAAAGCTTTGTAGGATCTTTAGTTGTCGTGTGCTAATCATTTCAAATCATTTTTTATATCAATTAGGTGTGCTTCCCTTAAGTGTAGACCTCCTGCTTCAAATCCTTCTAAGTAAAGACTATAATTCGTATATCTTATAAAATAAATCCGTAAAGGAGCGCAGCGACTATACTTTTTATTTATTTCCTCAGATTTTTCGAATATATATACTTTCAAATCTTCTATTTTATCTACCTCATAAAGCGACATGTCCATACTTTTTAGAAAGGTTAAAAACTCTTCTTGTAATTTATTTTTAGGTTTACTATTATTCGTACAGAGACAATAATAATGTGTTGGTTTTTCTTTCATTTTAAATCGTTTTTAAAGGTTATTTAAAACCCTGCCTTAGGGGGTCTCTTATGGGCGTCCCCTTAATACAAAACAACACACTAAGGTCAGGGTATCTAATAATCGTCCGCAGTGGCTTACCGCTAATCAATAGAGAAGTTGAAGTTTACTCTTTTTTCTATACCATTCTCAAATTTGACCAACTTATACCCACGTATATACATACTCGTACGTATATCTACGATGGCGTTCTCTATGATCTCCATACCCTCATCAAAGAGGGCACTGTTAGCCTTTTGCCTTAGCGTGCCTAACTTGCGCACCTCTCGTGGGTTTAGGTTCCCTTGTGCATCTGTCCTTAATGCTGTATTAAGGAACTCCAATAGGAGTTTTTCTTTTTCAGTATCTCCCGCCAAGGACGACATATAGGTTTTTATCTTCTTAAGTCCTTCGCTCTCTGTACCATTAAAGGCGGGGCGTACATTCCAACCTATACGGATACTTGCCGAACCATCTGCCTTGGTAAAGGTATGTGAATCTTGATTCTCTTTCTGAGTGCCGTATAGCTCTGCACGGAGGGCTATGATAGTCTTCGCTTCTTGGAAAAGTTTCGCTACCAAATCCTCTACATCCTCTCGTTGTGAAAGGCAGAACCCAATGTTATCATCTACTAATTCTGCTTCAAGTTCTAAAAGTGTCTGTCTGCTCTGTTGTTTAGCTAATTTTTCTGCTCTTTGCTTCTCTTTGAGTTGCTCTTGTAACTTTTTTAAGTCCTCGGTACTCATCTGTGATAAATCTACGCTCATTTTTTATCTTTTTTAATTGTTATTACTCGTCTATTCCTACTTCATATTCCCATTCCATAGCATCATCTTCTCTTATGTTATTCATTAGCCATTCAAAGGCTTTTTCATATTTCTCTGAATCTTCAATACCAACAGAGATTCCATATTTGGCCATATTATTTAATTGTTCAAAAACTTTATCGGGTACTTCTACACCTCCAAGTTCTACCGTATAGGTAACCGTTACTGCTAAATCTTTAATAACTTTCATTTTTTATCTATTTTAAATTATCGTTCTACTTTTGCTTTATATAATTCGTGGGTCTCTATTGGCTCCCAAGTCCCATATTCCTGATTATACCAGGTCAATACTCTTTCTGGGTTGTAGCGGAAGTCGGGGGCTTCCCAGTTCTTTATTTTGATATACTCGTATAGGGTATATACAATTAGTGGTAGCTGTGTTCTGTAGCCGGCATGATACTGATGTATCATTGTCCGCTCTGATTCTGTCAAGGCTTGCAAAAAGTTGTCAAGCCTCAGTACTTCCATATATAGTTGGTTCATTAGCTTTGAAATTTGAGTTCTCTTCTGATTTTACCTAATAGCACTTTCGGGTATATATGATTAATCTGCTCTACCGCAATCTCTATCATTAGTTCTACATCTGATTGGTCAAATACGCCCTCTCTAAGTGCCTTGCCATAGTAATACGCTATATCACACTCCACATAGTAGTGCCATTGGTCATCAAACCAGTTGTTGAGATAGTCATTCCCCACTAAGTCAGCCACGTTTTTCACGATTCGTTTTTCACGATTCACTTTTTCACACCAGCCAAGGAAGTACTTGTACTTAATCGCTTCATACTGCCTATAACTACAATCTAAGTAGTACAGCAGGCAGTGCCTAAATGTCTTTTGCTTTTCTATAGTTTCCATAATTTTTACTCTTCACTTATAATTGTACTATGATATAACTCTGCTTTCTCCTTGTCTATGGTAAGCACCCCACCAGGACAACGCCCCGATATATTGCATGCCAAGCCTTCCACTCGTATAATCACCTCTGCGAGCTTCTTACAAAGCCTTGCCACTGCTATATCGGGTTCCCCCTTCTCTTCGTGAGCGAGGAAGACAAACAATACATTGCGGTAATGCTTGCCCCATTCCCTAAGTTTAGGGGCTGTTAGCTCGTCTTTATAAACTGTGGTATTGTCTATAATCACCACTTTAGGGGCACGTTGCTTAGCTAATGCTTTCTCTATCTCGGTAAGTTCTGTATAGGGTACTATCTTTAACTTGCGGTTGCTGGGGTCAAGCCCACTACGGATATATGCCTCTTGAAAGGACTTACTAATGCCCTGCTCGGCACTTACATACATCACCTGTTCAAACTTGCTCAAGTATTCCGCTAACATTAGCGAAAACCAAGTTTTACCCTGCTTTTCCTTTCCATAGATCAACCAAAACCCACCTACTTCGGGATTGCCAAGGGCTTTCTCCCATACCCCCTCAAAAGGAAAGGTTTTATAGGTTTTTTCCAATAATTGTTTCCCGTATATACCTTTTATTCTTGCCATTAGCTTAACTTAATTAAATTCTCCAAATATCTAAGTCTTTTCCAATCGGAAGGAGTTACATCTTTTGTATTAAGGTCATTCGGGTTCATACACTTACGCACGAGCTTATCCACATCCTCCTTTTGCTTGGCATTTACCGAAGCCACATCGCCCAATAATTGTATATAAAACTCCCTACGGTCATCTGTTCCTTGGGGTACAATTGAGGTGATATCAAAGAAGCGGTCGAATATCTCAGCATAACCTACCTTTTTATGGGCGATGCCGCTCTCTATCTTTGCCCTTAGTCCATCGGCTCCCATCATATACCAAGCACATTCCCCTTGGGTAGCGTTCCATAGCTCTTTGAGCTCAAGGAAAGCGTTGTAGTCCAAATCTCCTGCCTCGTCAAGGACAATAAGAGGTTGTTCTAAGTAGATAAGACACATCTTGATACTTGCCTTTACATCTACATACTTACCTGTATTATCCACCCCTATAGTCTTAGCAAGCAATCGGATAAACTGCTGTTTGGTCTTCGCTTGGGAGCAATCCACATAGAAAGCGTTCTTGAGCTTACGAACAATGTGTCGGGAGCAAAAAGTCTTACCAATACCACAATCATCTACCAAGATCATAGATTTGCTGTACTCCTTGCAGTAGAGTAGGTTATCTTCTATTTCAGTATATACCGCTGTACGAGCTACTTTCCAAGCATTATCCCTTACCTGTACGCCAAGCTGATGAGCAATTACCAACCATTGGGTGTCGCTAATGAGCTTCTCCACTTCTCCTTTTTTAAGGCGGGAGAGGATAGCCCCCTTGAGGTTTAGGCGTTTGGCATAGTCAGCATCGGATCCTCCATAGTTCTCACGGTCGGAAAGAATCGCTTCCCTTACCTTGTTTTTAAAGTCTATTGATAATTTCATATAGCATATTTTTTTCTCCAATTTTTAGTATATTCTGTCCCTGTACTTGGGTTGTAGAGGATTTGTTTGTCGTCTTCCTCCATAGTATCGTAGTCATCCAATATTTCTACTTCCTCTGCTTCGCATGCTTCAAATCGCTTGAGGTTGTTAATTACAAAAGAGCGTTTTGGCTTCGGTGTCTTGTCTATCACCCCTATAGGAGTAATCTCTTTGCTTTGGTGCTGTACATAGCGTACAATGGTCATTGTATAAGCATTTTGCAGCGCCTTGATAAGGGTGTCTTCTTCGGTTTGCTCGGCTTGTGCTCTTTGGAAACGTGGCATCGGTTGCACTTCACATACATAGCGGTTACCACAGTAAGCAATTGCCTTTATAAGTTCCCCGTCATTGCCGTCCAACCAATACACCTCTATATCCTTACCTTCTATCTGTTTCATTTTCTCAATAAGTGGGTCGCCTGTAAGTATCTTTCCCGCTTCGGCTATTGCCATTTTTTGTCTGTTTAAGCTGATAAAGCCTTGTTTGCAACTGGTCTTAACAGAGTAACCAATATAGGGCAATATAGCTCGGTAGTTCGTCTCTGGTAGACTTTCCAATTGGTTATTGAGAAAATATTCCCAACGGCTTACGCTTGGATCTTCATCGTGAGGTTCGTTGTTCCAATCCTCTATATCGGCAAGGCGTGCCTGCACGAGTTCATTATAAGGGATAATCTTGGTAGCACCTTTGCCCGCTTGGTTGGCTTCGTTCTTAGCAAAGGGGCGAGGGATCCATCCGTCGGCATATTTTTCTTTGTTGTTACGCATCTTGCCAAACATACGTTCTATATACTTCCCCTTGGCGTTATTGGCTTCCACTCTTACCTTTTGGAACATATACCCCTCTCTAAGGAAGGTGTCGCTAAAGCTACTATTAAGGGAGCTTTCGCACTCCAATTCATAAGGGAGTTTTAGCCCCCATTGGTGATAGTTCCTTACTAATTGTCTGTAGAACTCAAGGATAATCCCTTCTTTGCTCTTTCCATAGACAAAGGCTGTCATACAGCGGCTGGCAATATCCACCCCAATATAGAACCATACCCTTTTCCCTTTTTCATACCAAAATGGAGGTTGTCTGTCGTCAATGGAGAGGATAGACCCTGCTTTGGTGGGTAACTCCGTTTGTGCATAGGGGATAAATTGCCCCATAAAGGCTTGTCGGTTTCCACTTCTGAGATTGTAGGAGATGATTTTCTGTTCCCAACTCATCAGATAGGCTTTGATAGTACTTTCGCTCAAGGCGGGGAAGCCAGTAGGTTCATATAGTTCTCCTGTTTCCTTGTTGAATACTTCTATATAGCCAGCCAAAAAGGCATCGTATTGCCGAGATATATCGGTAGGAGTAGGCTTATGGGTTTGTCCTACGAATAAGCCTTGTAGTACCTCTATGACACGCTCATCTACCTTTCGGGCGTTCTGCTTACCCTTTCCATAAGGGTCCTTGATAACGGAGAGGAGTCCATCGGTTTTAAAGGCGTTTAAAGTGTTTTTAAAATGCCTTAAACTCTCAGGCAGGCTATGCTTACGACTTGGGGGCAAGGTCTCGTTAAAGCTCACTGCATCGGTAAGTAGGCTTTGAGCAAGCCCCTTGGTAGCACTCTTTTTATGCAATGCCTTGCGAATATTGAGTCGTTCCTGCTCAAGGGTAACCAAGGCTTGCAGGGTAGTAGCATTGATGATGTAGCGGTCTATCTCTTCATCGGTAAGGTGCTTGTCCCCACGTTTCCATTCACTATAGAAGCGTATCGTTTCGTCTTTTACTTGGTAATATCGCTCTAACAGATGACCTGCTTTTCGTGGATCACCCAGTGCCTCTTGTATCTCCTTGGGGAGGGTGTCATAGTCTATCAGTAGTCTACGCCCATTCCCTCCCGATTGGAGTTTCTTAACACCATAAGGCTTACCTTCACTGCGGGAGATTGTACTCTGTAAGGACTTGAGGACATTCCAATACTTAGGAACCAACTCTTCCACCTCCACTGCAACTTTATTATGTAACCATAAATAGGGCATAATCTTTTCTTTTTTGCTCCCTAATGCAGGTGCGACCTGCTACGTTACCGCTTCGGCTCTTAGCCTATTAGGGATTTCTAACTAATTCAACCAAGTTCGTGACTGCGACTCTCCTATATATACATCCCAACTACGTCTTGGCTCATGCTCGCTATTGCAGTACCAATCCAATGTTTCCTCATGGCCAAAAGTTACCTCAAGAGTACGTCTTAACTTTCTAAGCCACTTTTGCAATTGATCCCATTCAATAGGATTGGTAAGGTCTATATAGCGAATATCAATATTTACGTCCTTGCCAATTCCTTTTTCGCTTATCTTTACATCAGCGGAAAAGCGTACGCCGTTGTTTTTCTTTGTTTCCATAATGCTTTATTTTTATCCGTTTATGGCTCCCTAATGCGATTTCGCTTCGCCAACCTTTGGGCTGTCAGTCCTACTGACTTAGGGATTTCAAACTAACTAATATTAAGGGTGAAAGTTTTCCAACTTTTAGGCTTATAATCTCTATCAAACCCAACAGTAATATATTTTTTACTATTGTTGTGAAGCGCCGAATCTTCCTCATTATCGTCAAGAGTACCATTTTCATTAGACTTTCCTATGTTGGAGGCTATTATAATTAGCGAGTTTTTAACCTGCTCATTTAGTTTCCTAAATTCCTCTTTAACTAACTTATTTACCAATAAAGCAATCTGTTTTTTTACCTTTCTTTTCATTATCTTCTGTATTTTACAGATCTGTTATACAATATCTTTTCTCGTTTGACCACGATCCCTAAGAAAGTGGTGATAATTTCCCTGCCTATCACATCCAAGTGACTATTGAGCAGAAGTACTGTTTTTCTTTTCATATCAAAATTATTTTTTAATCGTTAGTTAATTGCCCGTGGTGGCTCACCGCTTTTTGATTAATCTTCTAATTCATCCTCACTTACAGGGATTAAGCAGTCTATATCATATAGAGTGGAAAACCATGTCTCCATACCTATTTCAAACGCTACTCTTACCACGGCAGTCATTTCGTCTTGTGGATAAATCCCTATCACTGTACCGATGTTCCCTTGTTGCTTTGCGGGGTCTGTAGTGTATCGGCTTATTTTTACTTGATCTCCTATTTTCATTTTCTATTGTTTAGGTTGATTTAATTTCTCTTGCTCTGCTTTTACTTCTGCAATCACTTCAAAAATCGTCATCTGATGTACTTGCGGCAAGCCCTTCACTTCTTTGAGTTTCTCGCAACTACTGCGAATCTCTAAGAGTTGTTCTGCAAAAGCCTTATTGATATACCACTTACCTGTACTCGCCTTGTAGAAATGCTGAGGGTGCTTACGTATGCGAGCGTGATACTGCCCACTGGTTACCGAGTAGTTATGTAATAGCAACCACTCCACGTATGGCAAGGCTTCCATTCCATAGACATTAAGAGATTTGGGCATTTTGATAATCGTTTGCATTGCGATTTTCTCCATTTCAATAAAGTAACGGCGTATCTTCCTGCCCTGCTCATTCCTTTCTACCATTGCCAACTCTTTAGCCATATTGAGGGAGAGGTAATAGTTTATCGTAGGACGTCCCTTTTCTACTTTTCGCCCATTTTGGCGTAAAATCTGATTATCAGTATAGTTATGTTGATTATCCTCTATAAAGTAGTCTTCATTTCGGATAAATCCATACTCCTGAATACGCCCTTTAATCCAGTTGGAAAAATCCCTACCTGTTTGGAGCTTTTTATGAAGCTCACGGGCATCTACTAATTGAATGCCTTTTTGTTCTGTGATTTTAACTAATTCGTTCATTTTCTTGATATTTAGTTATTAGACATTCCCTTTGTTCTATCAACTCATAGAGAGCCTCGTAAGTCTTTTTGTCTTTCCTTGATAGGCGCATTCTTATAGCATCTGTAGAGTATCCTAACATCTTAGATAGTGTCTGAATATCTCCTGTTTGTTTTTTTTGTTCGCAAATACGAACAATCTCGGAAAATTGTATTATCTTTGCCATTGTTATAAAGTATTATCGTTTTGACGTTGCAAAATTATAAGATATTTTCTACATTCGCAAGCATTTTGTAGAAAATATTTTATATATTTTCTATTTAGCTGAAAATCAATAAAATAAAATTACTATTTATGTCAAATATAGTTAGTCGAATAAAAGAATTTATAGATCAAAAAGGAGTGTCTGTTCGTAAATTTGAGGAAAAAGTAGGCTTTTCTAATGGAGCTTTCGCCAGCCAATATAAAAATAATGGATCTATAGGGAGTGATAAAATAGAAAATATTCTACATTCATATCCTGAGATTAATGTTATTTGGCTGCTTACGGGTAAAGGCGATATGCTTAAGCCTCGTGTTGAGGATATCAAAAGTATGAGTAAGGAGGAACAAATAAAGGCACTCAAGCAAATAGCTTCGGGAGAGTTTTACAAAAAGCCTAATATTGTTCCCTTCTATGAAAATGTAGCTACTATCGGAGGAACACAGCTATCTGCCGACCTTAGCCCTGTAACAGCTCCTACTGCTTATATTGACTTGGGGAGTATGTATCCAGGCGCCAATGCGGCTATAAGACACTTTGGTGAAAGTATGAGTGAATATCCAAGTGGCTGTATCTTAGCAATTAAGAAAATAAACAACCTTAAGAGCATTGTTTGGGGACAAAATTATGTAGTGGAAACAGACGAGATTAGGGTTACCAAGAAGCTACAAACTTGTAAGGGCGATAAAAATTGTATTATGGCATATAGTACCAATTTAAGTACCCACCCTGATGGTCAGCTTATTTACGAACCCTTCCCTATTGAAAAAGAGGATATAAGAAGTATATTCCATGTAGAAGGGTACCTTGTACAAGAACAAAATTCGGCACCTGTTATATTCCGTCTTCCAAATGGTGAAGTTGAGTGGATAGATCAATAAGGAGAAACACCCTATTTTTAATATAAAAACCATATTTTATATTGTAAATCAACAAGTTAAGTATTATATTCATTTGCAAAATACTCCCAACTCACGCCCTAACCTTATCATTTTAACTAAAAAGGGGCTTTTTACCCCCTAAACTCGTGCTTAAAAATATACGCTTTTGCATACCCAACTGCATACCCAACTGCATACCCAACTTTTTTGGGAGGGTATTCCGAGGGTATTCCTTACTCTCATATTCGGGGTGCTTTATAGGGCTTTTCAATGGGCTTTAAAGGTTATTTCAGGGTATAAAAAAAGCCCTCAAAGGGGCTATTTTAGTGGGTTTGGGTAATTAATAGGTGTCTTTATACCCTATGTAGGTAATTAAGGTTATTTAATTGGTAGTTATTGGGCAATTACTCGGTAATTAAATGGTAGTTATTGTACATTTCGTTTTGTCCGCTTTTTTGCCTTTTTTAGCTTCAATCCCTTTATTTATAAGGCTTTCGGTGCTTTTTTATGTTTTCCCTTTTTAGTACCACCCATTATCTTGTTTATACTAGCTTCCAATTCCCCACAATCTGTACATTAACAAATTTACCAATGAGCAAATCCATATATTTCTCTTTCATTTCATTAGAAAGAAAACTACGCTCAATCCATAGCTTCCAAGTAGGTAACGCTTTAATAAAGTGTTGGTAAATAGCCTTTACTGTTTTTTCGTTTATCTGTAAGGAAATCAAACATATATTATTGCAAATTACTTGTTGTTTTATTCTTTTTCTTAGAACTCTTTGCTTTGTTATTGAACTCTAAACAGAGTTGTAACCAAAAATTAAAGTCTTCTTTTTGCTTATACCCTGAAGGCTCTACATAACAATATCCTGAGAGTTCTTTTCCTCTCATTACCACTGGCGAGAAACCTTCTCTTTCGGAAAGTTCTTCTGTCTGTTTAGGATCAAACCTACACATTAAGGAATCCTCTCCTATATTGATGCACATCTTGTCATTCACCAAGAAAGCCAAACCGCCAAACATCGCTTTTTCTTCTACTGTAATATGGGGAATTTCGGCTAAATATTCGCGAACTCTATTCGCAAGTGTTATACTATAAGCCATTTTTTTATTAGATTTTTGAGCTAAAATAGTTTAAAGCTACTATAGTTCCCAGATGTCTCGATTCGTGCATATTGTTTACATACATAGCTTCTTCTATAGTATCAATAGAAAATAAACCTACCTTAACCGTTGGGAACTCATTGAATAGCCTTCCTTGATAATCTTCTTGTAATTGATTGGCTGTACTGAGTAACAATTCCTTTACTTGGTAGATTTCTTCCTTTGAAGGTGCAATCTTTTGAGGAAAGGTGCCACGAT